TGTAGTGATATCGTCGTCTTCATCCTCGTACTCGTAATTGGACATATGTCCTTCTCCCTATCAGTTAGTTGATTGCGCCAGCCTCATACTCCAATGGGGATTGGGTATGGCTCTGACTCCTGGTATTGATATCGCTCCACTAGGCCAGTCGTTCTAGTGGCAGGTTTATTATATTCCGCCTGCGCGGTCTCGTGCTAACGCTCCACTGGTTACACCAGATTGACCACCAAAGGTAGCCTTCTCAAGTCCAGTAACCTTCTGGCGTTGCTTGCGTGCTTCTTGAGCACCAGGTATATTAAATATTTCTGATTCTGCAGTTGCTTGGGTATATGGTGATTCACCATAGATTGATGCAAGTTCTGAACCACGCTGTAATCCACCACCGATTGTTGCAAAACCTTGAGTAGCTGCTGCCTTATCTACGCCATATCTTTGCAGTTCTTCTGCTCTTGCAAGGTTAGTTCCAAGTCCAGATTGGATTGCAGCACCACCGATTTCGGCAGCAGTTACCTTGCGCTGGATATCCTTGATAGCGTTCTTAGGATCAAGTGTGTAGGCCAAGATGTCCCCATTGGTGATATCTGGGTAGAACTGTTTAAGCGCTGCGGTCACTTCTGGGTTAGATTTAAGGACTCGATCCTGGGCTACTATCAAACGATCTTCTAGTTCTGTGTTGCTGATATCATTAGCAATTAATTTTTCAAAACCTTCTTGCTTTCCATAAAGTCCAGGAGTATAGTAACTTGCAGGTAGACCATACTGACGCATCACTTCTTGGTATTTATCTTCCATTGCTAAATAAGATGCAGGACTAAGAGCCGATAACCCTGCTTTAATACGAGCATCATTAGCAGAAAATCGAGTCATATATGCTTTTGTATTACGCAAAGCCTCTGGCATTTGTGATATAGATGTTGCCTTCATAAGAAGATCTTTTCCATCTTCTACAAGAGCACCAAGACCAAGAGCACTAAACTTTTCATATAATCTTTGATAAGCATCAGACATTTCAGAGCTTGGGACAGTAGCATTTCCTCCACTGCCTCCGCCACCTGCACCGCCTGCCCCACCGCCACCGCCACTAGGTGATATTGGTTCTGAGGCTTGAATTGGAAAGTTGCCATTTTTATCTTGGCCAGCAAGTGGACCACCGGTATAGACCATAACCTTTTGACCTGTATTGGTTACAATCTCAGCCATAGGATATTGGGTTGGATCAAGCACTGCTCTATTTGGATTAGGGTCAGACTGAACTGTTCTTTTAGGTAAAGAAGCTATCTCACGAATACGATCTTCTGCTGCTGTTGCCATATTAGAATTAAGATCAGCAGATTGTGGAGTTGCAGGTTGAGTTGTTCTTTTAGGTAAAGAAGCTATCTCACGAATACGATCTTCTGGTGCTGTTGTCATCATTTACCCCATAAATCCAAAGTCACGTTTAACCTGATTAATCATTGCGTCAACTTCATCGTTGGCTTCTTGTGAGTATTTCCAACGATTATCTTTGCGAATTGCTTTCTGATAATCATACAAAGACATTTCTTTATCAGGGCCAATAGCCATACGAAGCGTTGGATCATCTAATGAAATTGCGTTTGGATCTAAATCTAAACTTGATGCCATTGCACGCCTATAAGGAGAGTAAATTGTGGATAGATCTACCCCTGACGCAATTAACTTCTTTACATTTTCTGGCATACCTAGAGATGCAATTTCTCGAATAGAGTTTTTGATTGCATCTATCTTTTCGCCAGACTTTATGCGTTGTTCAAAATTAACAATCGAATCATTACCAAGAGTTACTCCATTAGCAAGTGCTGTCTGCATAATATCTTGACGTGTTAGACTAGCTTCACTTGCTTCGACGGTCTTCTTCTTGTCTTGAATTGCTTTGATTTCAGGAGCAAACTTCTTATCCTTTTGGAATATATCAACAAGAAACTGCTCTTCATCAAGACCACCTGTAACAGTTGCTGTTACTTTGCCAGCCTTAGTTGTATATTGGGTTTTTTTCCCAGCATTCTTCTGTGCTTCTGTAAGTTTGCTTCCAAGGTAAACGACTTCTTCAGGAGTTGCTTCTCTACCAAGTAACTTTACTGATAGATCTTGAACAACTCCAGCAATCTTGGTTGGATCCCAGATTCGGATATCTTCACGAACTGAAGGTTGATTGTTTCCGGTTGGAACGGCCTCTTGAAGAAGATAATCTCGAACACTAAAGTCTTTGTTTAGTCTTGTTGACTGTATGGCAGCAGCTTGTAGAGCATCTGCATAAGCCTCAACTATTGAATCTGAATACTTTCCAGTAGTTGGTACCTTGTAGCCAGCGTTCTTAAGAAGTTTTGCTAACTCCCTACGCTCTACATCAGACATATTGTAGATATCTACAGCAGGATCTGCAGCTCTTTGCGTGGTATCTGTTTGCTTAAACCCACCATAAGGATCTGGAGTTTGGCCAGACATAGTGGATCCAGTTGGAACGGTGCCACCTTTCCAGTTATTGTAAAATGCTGGTGTCTCTGCCATTTTAATCCCCAATCAATCTTGAAAAGAGAACATAATACGCATCTTGTGCATTTGCATTTTGTGATGCTATGTTCTCAAGGTCTGTCTTTGCATTTTGTTTTAATAGATCCTTGTACGATAAAGCGTTAGCACTAGAACCTACAACAAGATCGCGGTTGTATAAATAGTCATTGTAGATATCTGACATTTTTTTGATTGCATCAAATGCTTTTTCATCTGATTTGCGTGCTTGAGCAGCCTGTGGACCATTAAGCATATTTTGCAAGTCTTGATATGAACGTTGGCGTGCTCTCTGGCGATCTCCGCCTTCTGCCAATTCATCCTGAAGTGCAGGGCGTGTTCCCTTGAACTGTTTAGCCCATAGAGTCCATTGTTCTCTTAATTTAGTCTTTTGGTTATCACTATAGGTACGAGTAAGTTCTTCTTCATATAGATCTTTTTGATCGTAATAGAACTGAATATCACGAGCAGCTTGGGTATCTTGCAAGAAACTATCAATAGTTTTGCTGTATTTAATACCGGACTTAAAGAGCAAGCGATATGCCTCGAAGTCAAACTCTCCCACCTTTGGCATTAAGAATGGAGCACCCTGTGGATAAGCCTTGAGGAGATCTTGATTCTTCTCGATCCAATTAGTAGTATCTTTTACAGCACGTACTACTGGGACAACATTGTCATCTGATTCAGATACTGTATATGGCATCTCGTTTGGATATAGACGTAGCCATTCACCCATAGCCTTATCAAGGCTACCATCGTACCTAGTAATTAGATTATTAAATACCTGTTTGAAATTAACGCGCTTATTATCTTTAACCCACTCGGCCATATCAGACTTAAGCGTTACTTGTGGTGAAGCTGGAGCAAAGAAGCCAAAGAGGAAGCGAACGGCTAGAACGCTTACTGTAGCAGAACCAAGTTTTTCCTTAAATGCTGCTACTTCGGCAGGAGTTGGTTGTTCAAACTGGCCTGTTTGTGCATTATATGTTGGCTCAACGCCGTGACCTGTAGCCTGTAGGTAAGTTGCTGCCTTGCGGAAAGCTGAGGCGTACTGCGATTGACGCTCATCACGATTTAATGTAGCCAAGAATCGGCTTACGTGTGCAGGAAAAATTGCATTAATCATTGGTTGATCTTCTGCGTATACACCAAGGATATTTTTTTCAAACTTATCAAGCGCTGGTACTGCATTAAAGACAAACTTCATTGGAACTGCTGCTAATGGTCCAGCAAATGTAGGGAACAATGAGTCGGGATTCATTGATGGTGTAAGCATATTCAACTTACCACTGAACTCAACAGGCATTGGGGCCTGGAATGATTCTGGTGATCCAAAGAACTGTGCTACATTGTTCATTGTCTGATACACAGGGGTTAATCCTGGGTAGAAGAAATATGAATCTCCATTATCATCCTGCTGTACAAAGCCAGAATGTGTTACACCTTCGTAGGTAAGTGCCAATCGTGAGATTGATTCTGGATTGTAACGTACAGTTCTGTAAACGCGACGATAGAAGTCCTCTGTTGCACGATAGAATCTAGCAAAGTTACGACTTGACATAGCCAACTGGCTGCGAACTGCTGGATTATCTACAAAAGCAAGGACTCGACTAATTGCAAGTTGTTCTGTAAGAGCAACAATTTCTTTTTTGGCTATGGCAGTACCAGCTTTAAGACTTTCTCCCTGAAGACCTGTTGTGTGAATCTCCATTATTCGCTTCTCAAGACCAGATTCTGCGATCTCTGTGCGGATGCGAATCATCTCATTAAGAACGATTGGCTCACGTGAGAATCGAGCATTGCCCTCACCCATAGAATCCCATAGACGTTGTGTAACACTTGCAGCAAAATTGCCACTATCAGATACTGGAACAAGGGTAGGACCTGAGATAAACTCTGGTGTAAGACTTGTATCCATTTTGCTTGGCAGATCTTCAAGACTTAGGTTCTTAGCAGAAACAACATACTCACCATTATCACCGAGTGTACGTACCTTGCTAAGCAGATCCATATTTATCTCGCCATTACGCTTTGAATAAAGGTTGCGAACTGCATCATATGCTTTCTTGGCGTGAAGTGAAGTGTTTCCACCAATAGATGGATCATATAACTGGAATCTAAGACGCTCTGCTTCTGTTAAATTTGATAGATAAGTACGCATTTCTTGAAGTGCTCGTGTTTCATCATCAAGATATTTAACAGCAATTTGTGCTAGATCATCTGTAGAAGTCACACCTAATTGTACAAGCCAAGAGATGCGATTTTGTTGATTTGCTACAGGGTTAAATTCTGTAAAGCCTGACTCACCTAGAGCCTGACGGTATGCAACTCCATCAATTTCAACGGCTGCCATCTTGCCATACTTAGCAACATCATCAGTTGCTTGAAGATATTGGTCAGCTCCACGTAGGGCATTCTTGGTGCCTTCAGTAACTGCACGTAATGTGTCATCAAGACTGCCAAACTGAGCAATTTCAGCAAGATATTCAGCGCCTTTTTTATCCACTATTCGACCAAGACCATCGTGGAGTATGGCATCTGCCATAACCATACGAACTTCATCTGGTGTCTTAGCTTCTTTAAGCAAAGTAGAATATTTTTTAAGTTCTTTACGACGAATTAACTTATTAATAACACCAAGTTCACCAGCTTCTTGGTCTAATGTAAGAGTCTTTTTGGCAACTTCTTTAAGTGTATCTTCTCCAGTTATTCCTCTTGATGCACGGATACGTGTAGAAAATGCACGACCTGTAGCAATTCCCCAAGGAGAACTACCAATAGCCATATGCGCCATTAAATCTTCTGTTGCATTACGAACGATGAAACGTGGTCCTGCAAGAGTTCCAATAACCCAACCAGATAAAAGTTTATCAACCCAACGCTGATGTGACAGTCCCATAATTTTGCTAATAATGCCGGAACGAACTGCTAATCTATCTAAGTCAACAATCTTTGGTACAGCAATAGCTGAAGATAATTGATATGGGAATAGCGCTAGTTGTTGATCGCCAAACTGTGCAGGATTGCCCTTGTTTACTCCGTCTACAACAATATCTGCTGCATACTTCTTCTCAAGACCTTTACCTGCAAACTCATCCATATAACTTTTACCAGATGCTGACTTTGATACACCACGAATTTCTGCAACTGTATTCCAAAGACCAGTAAAGATCTGCTTGCGCTGACCTTCTGAACCTGCTGAAAATGCTTCAGCAATCATCTTGCTGTGATAGCGAGAGTTGGCTAGGCGTGCGATTCGATATATTTGAGTAGCGGCATCATCTGACATTACATCAAAGAATCCATCCTTGAAATATGGGATGGTTGTGAACTTAGCAGCAAAGCGATCTATGCGTCCTTGAATAACATCAAGTGGCATACGGATAGCACCAGATGCTCCCTTAACTTTAGAAACAAATGCTTCATATGCTGCAATCTTAGATGGGTCATTAATCAAACCTGTAGCAATATCTGCATATTCTGGTTCAGAACCATAGAGCGCTGTAATAATCTTGCGACCAGATCTGTCAATATCAATAACTTTACTTGCGCCGGTATAGAAAGCAATACGTGCTTTACGGGCTGCATCAAGACGTGGGATCAATGGAGTCTGTCGAGCAGGTTGTCCTGCAAGTATCTTCTTCACATCTACAATATTTGCTAAATAGTTTTTAGCAGTACCAGCATCTTTAACACCAGCTATAATAAACTCATCAATAGCTGTTGGGCCAAACTCTGGAGCAATCCGCTTGAGGCGAGTTGCTGCATCTGTTGCACCTTTAATATCTTTAGAAGCACGTGCTGCTTTAAGGTTATCTAGTTCTTTGCCGTATTCATCAAAGAACTTAACTACGCCAGGTTTTGCAAATACTTCATCAACTTTTTGAGTGTTACCAACAATTTTCATTAAAGAATAGTTGGCTGTATCGTAGGCTTTCTTAGCCTTACCTAAAATAAGTAATGGATCTGTACGGAATCGGTATAGAGCATCTACGCTTCCTGATATTCCCTTGTATAGAAAACCTGTTCCCTCTAAAGAACTAGGAAGAAGAGCATTTCCAACCTGACGGCCAGGAGAAAATTTAGCAGCAACTACTGCATCATAAGTATCTTGAAATAGTGGATCTTGATTTTTAGAAGCCTTTACTGCAATCTGCTTTTCTGCTTCTGTTCCATTAGCAATGATCTCATCTAGTGGAATACCTTGTGATGTTTTAATAGCAACGCTAACCCGATCTGGCGTGTACTTGGCTTTGGCTTTATTAATTCTTCCTTGGTCAAATACATTTTCGCCATTGGCGCCACTTTCTTCCCAAGCAGCCTTAAGACCTGATAAACCTTTGTATTGATTGCCTGGTTGTGCCGCTTCAACGTCAACAGTGCTAAAACGATAAAGACGTGTCATAAAATCAGAGGCTGCTACTAATCCTGTTATTGCTGCGCCACCTGTGTAATGCCAAGCACTACCCCAGAAGCCACGCTTTTCTTCAGGTGCAGTTCCATTGAAAGCTATAAGTGAATCTTGTTGCGCTTGAGGCAACTGTGAAAATTTTTGAACAGCTTGTCGAGCTGGTAGGTCAAGTAGAGATTTATGTGTATCTACAAGTTTTGACAAAGAATCAACTTGTTTCTTTTCATTATCGTTAAGTTGAGCCTGTGTTGCGGCTACTTTTAGATTAATCCCAGCCATTAAAGCCCTCTAGATAGAGCTTGCTGATAAAGAATTGTGATCTCACCCGTTGTATCAAATGGCAACATCTTTGCCAAAGTATCTGAAAGTTTTTCTGCATTCTTATTAAACATAAGTGCATTAGATCCAGGACCTGGACCCATATCAATACCTGATGTAATTGGTTCGTTAGGACGTTCTGTTTCTGCGTATAGTCCTGTTACTGGTACTTCTGCTTGACGCAATCTTCCTGTTGGTCCTGATACTGCATCGGCAGTTGTTGCAAGCGGAGCGCCGGATTTAATAGCGGCAGTCTCTACGCCTTCACCGTATGCTGTAGAACCCATCTGTAAATTATCTGTACGCGTGGCATATTTGCCAGGACCTGCTGGGCCAGCCAATGGATTCATTGGTGCTGTTGTCATCGGTCCTCCTCTAAAGTCTCTAGGTCTTGCGCCATCTGTTCCCACGCCTGATTAGTTTCAGTCTTATGGTTAGAATGGTAAATGCTTAATTCGTATAATGATTCAAAGAATCCTGATACAACCTGTGTAAAGTTATATGCAGTTTCTGCAAGTATTACTACAAAATCGGAAGAGCGTACAGGACGACGTATCTTATTATTATTCATCGTCCTATACACCTTCCATCAAAATAATTAACCCTTTTTTACTGCTGTGCCTTTGCGAGCTTTTGCCATCATTCCGAAAAAAACCTTGCCGCCTTTTGGCTTAGAGGTATCCTTCTTGCCTTCTACAGGCGTTGACATTGGCGCCTTAGCGCGTGATCCCTTGTTCATATTTACACCTCCCTCACTTATGCTGCGCCGGTAATACCAGCGAGTAGTTGTGCTATATCTGGACGTTGACCAGCAGCAGGGGCCGAACCAGCTTGTTCTTGTGGAGGTTGCTGCGAGGCAGTAGCGGGGGCCGCACCTGCTGCTGGAATCTGTTGCTCCATACCTGGTGCCATAGGTGGCATCTCTGGGGTTGGTGCTGGTTCTGGCATAAATGCTTTTTCAATAATGTTTTCTAGGGCTTGTCCCTTTTGGCGACCTTGGATAACAGATGCGATACGGCTGATAATCTGTGAAGGGTCTTGGCCTTGCGCCGCGAGTGCCGGTATCGCCTGTGCATACTGAGCAACAGCAACGCGCAAAGAATCGCGCATTTCTTCAATGTCAACACGTTGTTCCTCCTGTGTAACGTTAAGATCCATTGGGATCTCACGACGTACATAGTCGCGTGATACGAGCTTATCTGAACGCATTTGTAGCAAAGCAATGATGGCGCGGTTAGGGTCCATACCAGACATAATTCCGTAACGGACATCTACGCCATACTCACCCTTGATATCACGTGATGGGATGTACTTGAGTACATAAGGTGTTCCATCATCGGTTCCCTTGATTGTCTTTGGGATACCGCCAAATACTTTCTCGTCTGCTTCAAAACAGATAGCGGCAAGTTCTTGGAACATACGAGCAAACTGCGCTTGTGCTGCCTTGATCTGTGTATCAAAACCAGCCTGTAGAGCTTGAACTCCACGACCTGTAACAACGGATGCGTCAATGTTGCCTGAGCGAGACTCTGGGTAACGAGCACCCATACGTAGTTCACGCTCTAGCACACCTGATTCTGTAAAGACTCCGGCTGGAAGTTCTAGTGGTACGCGACGGATACCTTGCGGATTAGCAGAACGCATAATTGCATCTGGTCCAAGTGCCAACTCTTGCACATCTTGTGGGATAGCAATAGGTGCTTGGATAGATTTTTCTGCGGCTTGAATCTGCAAGATAGCAAAGCGAGCACGGGCCAGTTGGACTGAGAGTACATCATCAAACTGACCACGTGCTTCGCCATCTAAGGATGAACGCATAATGACAGATGCCATTGGTTTATTTAATATGTTAGGTGTACGAGATAGAACAAGATTTTTACGCTCTGGCAAGTAGAGTAGATCTTGATCCTTATCGTGATACTTGACCATCGAGATATAAGGCGAAGATAACTGGTACTGATTGCGACCTAGTATTTGCTCGTAGAACTCTGGATACTGTGCAGCTAGTGTCTCTGCATCTGTAACAATAACTTGTGTAACAGATAGAACTCGACCATAGCGGTCTAACTCTGGATATGTACCAAATGGGTTAAGCATACGGATGCGAGGATTGTTATCGTCATAATCCATCTCAACCATACCTACACCAAGACCGTATGTGTTATACCAGTCTGCTGCGGTGTACATCTGTAATTGCAAGTCAGAGTTTGTGACGTAAAAGTTAGCGATACGCGTACGAGTATCTGCAGCCTTACGTGCTGTATCAGAGACCATATTGGTTGCCGAACAGTTAAAGGATGGCAGTGGTGCCATTGCTTCTGCTAGGTCACGGGCTGCTACGTCAATAAAGTTAGCAACGAGAGGCTTTGGATAGTCCTCTGAGAACATCGAAGGAAATACCTTGGAGATATCTCCTTGACGTACCGAAAGCACATCACGCATACGTTGGTCACGCGCTGATGAGCGTGTACGTAGGCGCGATAACTTCGCGTCAACTTCTTTGACTGATA